ACGTCACCAGCTAAAACTGATGTAGTTCTACCTGTGAATATTGAATCAGCTAAAGGTATTTTAGAATCATCTAATTCAAATGCAGCTGATAGTGGATCTCTTGCTACAGTTTCAGCCTGTGCGATATCTTTTCTAGCTCTGTTTCTTTCATCTAATATTTGATTAACATTTTTCTCAGATTTAATCACACCATTTTTAATTAAAACATCTACAGCCTCTCTTTCATTAGCAGTCAAATTTTCTGGTGCAAATTTGTTATCTTTAATTGCTTGAGTAATTTTATCAGCGAATTGTTGTTGTTTTAAAGTAGCCATTAGTTTGGTATCGCTTTTTTAATTAATATATCAAAAGCGTCCTCATTTGTTTTAGGTTTAACAGTTTTTTCTTCAGGTCTTGCTTCAGCTTTAGTCGATTTATATATTTGTCCTATGATATTTTGAATTGCTATATCAGAATTACCTAATGTTCCAAATCTAGTTCTTCTTACTGCATTTTTTTGTTTTACTCTTCTTAATAATTCTTCATACTTTTCTTGAATACGAGCTGGGTTTTTAATTAATCTAAATTCAGTTAGCTCTTCTAACAGTTGTAAGTCTCTGTTTGTTAATCTGTCTTTTTCTTTCAAAGCGTTAGCTAATGAATAAGTTAAAAATCTTGCGTTAACCTCTAATTGTCCTAATACTTTTGCCGCTTCATCATCTGCATCTAAAGCACCTTGAAATTCTTTTTCTAATTTTTTTAGAACTTTATTTGTTCTATTTTCTAAATCTTTAAATTCCTTATCTGATAATGGATCTTCCGTATTTGTCATCGTAAAGTCACCACCTGCTCCCTTAATTCCTTCAATCACAGCTTCAGGTAATGCTTTTAATGTATCTGCAGCACTTAAAATAATTGCAGCAGGACCTTTTACTTTGCTGCCTATTTTTGGATCTTTAAATAACTTAATCGAATCCTCTAAAATATCTTGTGAAATGTATCCATCAGATAAAAGTTTTACTTGATCGAAGTAATTTTTATCTATTGTTCTTGGATAGAATGTACCTGCGTTTTGATTTACGGGTCTTAAATTACCAGTGCCGTCAACTAAAAAATAATTACCTGTGTCTCTATCTTGTTTAGCTTCGTAATATACGCCATTTATTAAAATAGATCCGTTATCATACTTACCTTGTTTTTTGTCATCATTAAACATTTTATATAATGCTATGTTTCTCTCTGTTACAGCAGTAACAAAATCTCTATAATTTTCATCGTTTTTCATTTTAAGAGCTATTGCTCCATCAAAGGCAGGTCCCATAACATTTGCTGCTATCTCCACAGCTCCAGCTAAGCCTCTTTTATTTGTTTTGCCTGATATTAAACCTAACGCTAATTTAGTTAAAAAATAACTTTTTGGATTAACTTCTGTTTCTCTTGGGTTTTGTAAATCCACCAAAAACTTTTTACCTAAATCAATTTCTTTATCACCTGATGGCGTGCTTTGCTCATTTTCTACTCCTAAAGTTTTTGCTAAAGTTACGTTTGGTTCTTCTTTTGCACTTTGTATAGATTCAGGTTTATCAGCTACAGCTGTTGGATGGTTAGGATCATTAGATTTATTAGGAATTTTACCATACTCATCAGGGTTGTCTAAAATTGTTTGTATTTTATCCTCTGTAATTAAACCCTCAGTCATTGCAGAAGCTATGTTTAAAGCTTTCAATTGATCATTTATGTTAAACTTATTCATTATTTGACCAGTAAGTATAGCAGCTTTATCCCTTGTTTCTTCTAAGTTAGCTATTTGTTTTCTGTTTGCCTCATCCGTTAATGCCATATCTGTGTCAGGATCAAAAGTTAAAGACTCATCTACCTTAACACCTTCAGTTAAAGTTTGTTTTGCTTTTTTTGTTTCTTCCGCTAGAGCATCTAAATCTTGATAATTATATCTCTTCTCTATAGCTTTATTTATGTTAGCTATTTTTTCTTTTTGCTCTTCCGTTAATGGTGTAGCAGATTCTTTAAAATCTCTTGATGCTAAAGTAGTTGCTTTTGCAAGATCTGATGTTCTTAATCCTGAGAAACTTCTAGTTAAACCAGGAAGATCTCTTTCGTATAAATTTAAAGCTTCATCAACATCCAAATTATTTTTCTTTGCATATTCTTTTACGAATTCTCTTTCTCTTTTCCTATTTTTAAAACCTTCAAAAAGCTTACCTCCAGCATACGCAGCTAAACCTATACCAGAAGCTCTTGCAAACGGCATTCTTGAAATCATACCAAAAGGCGTAAATCTTTGAATTTGTCTTACCGTATTTTTAGCGCCAGGAATAAAACTAGCACCAAGTAAACCAACTTCTCCTGCACCAACACCAGCTGCTAATCTTGGGTCAATTGCTTCTAATCCACCATAGATAGCAACACCACCAGGTCCTGTTCTCACAGCATCTTTGCCAAAAGTTTTTAATGTACCTAAACCTGATGACATTGCGTTAGTAAATTTTTGTCCAAAAGTAGGAACCCTAGGTCCTATGAAATCTCCAGTTTGTGCTTTGATAGGTTTCAGTGCACCTTTTTTCAAAGCTTCTTTTCTAAACAACGGTCTATTTAAAACTTTATTGAGAGACATTAACCCCTCCCTTGCATACCTTGAAATGCTTGGAATGCTCCTATACCAGTTCCGATAGATTGTGCCAATGGACTTGTTGTTGGCTGAGTCGAAGCTGTAAGAGAAGATGTTGATTTAGGTCCTGCAGCATAAATGTTTGATAAAAATTCTGCTCTTTGAAAAGGCTCAGTGGCTTGTGCTAATTGTGATCTTCTAGCTGCATCTAATGTTGCTTGTGCTAATTGTCTTTGTAGACCACCTGCAGCAAAAAGTTGATTTAAATCAGCTTGTGCCATCTGTTGTTGACCTTGTCCGATGTTAGCTAACTGACTTCCAATTTGTGCCTGTTGAGCTTGTTGTTGTTGTGCAGCAGTTAACGCTTGAGCAAATCCTCTTTGTTGAGCTAATCCAACTTGTCCTAATCTTGCTCTTTCTAATTCAGCTTGTGCAACTCCTTCTCTTCCTCCACCGAAAGCTCCTGCGTCTACAGCTGATGCAGCTAATCTGTTTTGAGCTTGAGCTGCTTGTCTGTTAATCTCATCTACTACGTAAGATTGAAAAGGATTTAGAAATTGATTTATATTTGGTGTTTGAGCAGCAAGTAATTGTCCGATGCCCGATGTTACTGTTGGCTGACCCACTCCTGTTGTGCCCGCAGCAGTTAAGCCCTGTTGTTCTAAAGCACCAAATGGTGCAACTTGCTCGGCTGGAATCGTAATTGGTCTATCTGCAACGGCACGCGCAAGATCCATTAACTCTATTTTTCGCTCTTCTATACCTGGCGCTTCTCTAATCGTAGTTTGTGTTATTCCTGTTCCTCCTTGAGAAGCAGGTGCAGCTGCAGGTGCAGACGAGCCTCCTCCAAAAACACTTTTTACTATTGATCCCATTATAAATCTTTCTCCATTTGAATGTGCTTAGCTTTCCAACCCCACTTTTTTGAAACTTTAGACCAACCTGGTCTAACCCAAAAGCTAAGTTTTTTGCATCCGTTTAGTTTAGCAAATTTTGTTACAGTATTCACTATCTTGTCTTCCCATAAATGCCTTTTTCTACCTGTGCATACTATCGCTTCAAGCTGAGAATAATTTGGTAGAGCTGCTATACGAGTTACAAATAATGCAAACACTTGGTTTAATTCTTCCTCATCACTACCAAACACAAGGAATAATTGTGCCTCATCTTTTTTTAATAGATCTTTTATGTCTCTTGGTTCAGCAAAACCACCAGAATACTTTAAGGCCTCAGCAATCATAAAATCACATAAAGGCCAAAACTTATCTATATATTTTGGTTCTACCGACAAAACAGATATGTCAGGTTTAGTTGGCTTTGGCTTTTGCATTTTTACTTCCCTCTAATAAATCAAAAACTCTTTTATATCGTTTTTGTTGTTCGTAGAAGTATTGTGCACCTTTTTCTCTCATATCCTTCATACTACCTGGATTAGCACCAGCTATGATACCTGCACCTAATACTCCATCTGCTCTTGTTACAAACTCTCCGTCTGCTAGTTGAGCTAACATTGTATCTTCGTCTTTGTCTCCTACGCCAGATCCATCTTCAACATAACCTGATGCTCTAACATAATTGCTAGCATCATTTTCGTCATGTGATGTTTTACTTGGAAGATAGTTAATACCACCTTCATTAAATTTTTTAATTTCTGCTAATCCACCTTCTTTAAGTCTTGTTCTTTCAATAGCATAAGGACCCATTCTGAAATCTCCTTGATTATTAGCATCAGCTTCAGGTATATATGGTTGATCAAAAACTTTTTCATCACCTGTTTCAGGATCAATATATCTAAAACCACCTCTTTGTTTTTGTAAATCTGCTACAGCTAAATTATATGTAGGAGTAAAAACATCTTGCGGTTGAGGATCAAAAGCACCAGAAAAGTATGTTCCAAGACCAATGGCTGTTGCTGCTTTACCTGGACTTATTTCTAACTCACCTAAAAACATGTCTCCTGCCTTGTTCATCCTTTGTCTTGTTAATAATTTTTGTAAAAAGTTTTGTGGCGCTTTTTGACCACCAGGCCCATCACTCTTTATTAATCCACTTAAAGATTCTGTTGCTAGTCCTGTGTCTCCAAAAGCAGGATTACTACTTTGTCTTAACATTCTAAGTTGATCTGCACCTGTGTATTGACCTGTGGTTGCTGCTGGTAAACCTAAACTCGGAAATGCTTGGGATAAATTTTGTATAACAGGTTGTTGAGTAAAAGGAACAAAACCACCTGGAGTTCCTATCGAAGGCGTTACACCTGGAATCATTTTACCACCTTGGTAACCTAAAAATGCTCCTGTTGCTCCTGCCAATAATCTTTGAAGTCCTGACCCTCCAGCATCCTTAGATGCTTTGTAACCTTTATATCCTCCGTAGGCTGCTAGTGCATAAGGTGCTAGTGCAAATAATGACATATATTAAAAATTCCTCTAAATTAGCTAATTAGGAAATATTACCATTTTAGGAGGTCTTTGACAACTCATCCCAAAAAGACGCTCTGTACTGATGTTCTCCGACATGAGTTATTTTTTCAGTAACTAATGCATGGCATTTACCACCTATATCTCTCCATCTTTTACAGAAAGCAAAGTCCTCTCCTAAATAACTCTTTTTTACAGGATCAAAGTCGGTATCAAAAAGATTATAAAAGAAAGGTCTATTAGTCATTTTACCATTTATTATTGTTTTTTGTATAATTTCTTTTTCGGGATAAGCTTTTATCATTTTTTCTATAACCTCTCTTTTAATTAACATGCATCCAGTTGGAGAATGAGTTACTTCTATTACTCCGTTTTCTATAGTAATATCTTGTTCATTTGGAAGTTTTAAAGGATATTGATATAAAGCTTTGTATTGTAAATCATGTTCATTTTTAATTTTTCCAGTTTGTATTTTTTCCCATGCTGTTTTCCAATCTAAATTTTTTAGTGGGTATGGAACTGAGATAACATCTTTTTTAGCAGCTATCATTTTGAATATAGATTCAGAAGCAAAATCAATATCAGAATCAATAAATAATAAATGTGTACTATCTGTTTCCATAAAGCTAGATACACAAAGATTTCTACCCTGAGTAACTAAAGAAGATTTTATTACTTGAAAACAAACTAATACATTATTCTTCATGCATTGTTTTTGAAACTCTAGACAAGCTTGGAAGTAATGTAATGACACTTCACTATGACAAGGTGTTGCTACAAATATTGAAAATTTTTTAGGTTTACTAGTATTAATTGGTGCTTTTGGTTTTTCAAACCAAATAGGCTTACTTGGATCTTGCATTAATCAACCCACCTGTCTATCAGTTTAATTTTTTCTTCAGCGTTTACAATTTTTTCTAAGAGTTTATCTATCTCATCTAAGTGTTGTGGATGTTCTCCAATCCCTACTGAATTAGTAAGATATATATTTATAGTTGTAGATGCCTCTGCTATTTGTGCTTCATATCTTTTTTTGAGTGCTTTTAACATTTTGTAATGCTCCTTGTAAAAAACCTGTCCAATGACCTGCTATAACTTTCCAATTATAAAAGTGATTAAAAAAGTTTTGTTGAAATTTTAAATGATTCTTACATCCATCTGTATTTATCTGATGACTTATCCCATCTATTACTGCTGCAAATTGTTGAGCAAGATTCTGCCAGTTTTTGTCATAGGGTATGTAAATAGGAAACTCAGTGCAAGTTTCATATAACGCTCCGTTGTCCGTTGTGGCTACATACAAACCACAGGCCAATGCTTCTAATGCTGATATGCAAAATGTTTCTTCCCATATATTAGGATACACAAAAGCATCATAAGTATGAAGATTGTCTAAAATATATTTGTTCGACTTGTAACCTATTAAATTTACATTAGGTAATTTTTCAGCTTGTTCATATAAATCTTTATATGTATGATCATTTTGTTTTTTAAAGTCATCACCGTATATTTGTGTGCTGCTATATACGTCTAAAATAATATTTGGATTGTTTATTAATTGCATAGCACCTAAGAGCACAGATAAACCTCTCCAAGGTGTAGGATGATATATTAATTTAATTTTATCTCTTCTAGGTTCAGGGTCTCTCTTTTCAATATTAGGTATTCCATTTTTTATAACTGTGCACCGATGTTCAGGTAATTTGAATGTTTTTCTAAACTGTTCATAGTTCCAATGACTATTAAATACATAATAATCGTATTGATCAATCTGCTCATCACTTTTAAAGAAGTCTTGAAAATGTGGTTGATCAGGAGCCATTTTTTGCCAAAGAATATTTATCTTATCTTTTGCTAAAGGAACTTTGCCTGGAACTGATGTGCATATTTGAAATTTATCTAGTAATTCTTTAGACACATGTTCTCGTAAAAAATTGAGTTGTAATTCTGTTCCGCCTAAAGGTTCCATATATTCTTTTACTTTTTTTTATACCAAGTTGCAATAGTATATCTATTACCATTAGAAACTTTGTTAACTCCATGAAGTAAATTTTTTCCTGTAAAAAAAATTGTTTTATTTTTAGCTGGCTTTACTATTGTCCCATCTCCAAAAAATGTTTCTCCACCATCAAAGTCATCATTTAAAAATGATATAGATGCGATTGTAGTTTCATCGCTTGCATCATCTAAATGCATACCTTGAGTTGGTCCTGTTGGCCATCTGACTATTTGCATCCAATCAATAACATTGTCATGTATATAAGGTTCAAATTTTTTATTAAACCAAGGTAAGTTCTCTCCTCTTAAAGGAAGAACAATAGTATCTCTATATGTTTCTGTTTTATCTTCATTAAGGTGAAATCCACTTATCATCTTGTTGATCTCATCATCAGTAAAGATATTGTAACGAATATCTATATAAGGTGTCATTTTTTTGTTTTACTAAACATAGGCAGATCAGGAACCTGCACTTCTATGTCTGTTGCCATATCCTCTTTAGGATGTTGATCTAAGAAAGCTTTTTCAGATTCGTATCTCTCACCTGTTTTGATGCTTCTGTAAATAGTTTTAGTTTTACATTTAATTTTTTGGTAAACTGTCATATGATTTTAGTATACTAAACTATCGTCCTTGTCCACGATATTTCTTTCGATGTGGTTTTCTTTTGTTTAATCTTTTTGTATGTACACCTGGGCGCTTTTTAGGTGTACGCTTATGATAATTATTTACTCCGTATAGTGGTTTCTTTTTTGCCATTATTTTATAGATTCAGATATATTAAAGTTAAATGCAATAGATATCCTAGGTTTATCAGACATACTTTGTGATACAGCATGTAAATATGTTGCTGGAAAAATAACTAACATGCCTGGCTCAGGTTCAATTTTATAAGTTGTATCATAATCTTTAGAATTAAGAATATTACCATAATCCAAAAATGCTGTCGCATCATTTCTTTGAAATACTAAATCACCACTGTTTTTAGGAACTTTGTAATAATATACTCCTGAGAATAAACTCATCCCGTGAAAATGAAGTGTGTTATGAGAATACTTATAATTTTCATTTATCCATAAATTCATAATACAATATTTAAAATTAGTGCTGGTAAAATCTTTCATAGCTTGCGGTATATACTTGCTAAGTATTTTAGTAATTTTTTCATCTAGAACGGTAGGAGTTTGATACCCTCCTACATTAGAAATGAAAACACTCTCATCTTTTTTCTTTGATTGATCCAAAGTTGTTTGTATCCAATTATCTAATTCAAAATCTTTAATTTTACTACAAGAGATCGCGTCACTAAAAATAATATGTTTAGCCATTCTCCTGCGATCTGTCTATTTGTGCGTAAGATATAATACCTTGTATTTCATCTGCAGTGCCTGCTGTCATTTTTAATATATCACCACCTTCAAGAACTAAAGTTTGAGTTATAATATTAGAGACAGTATTTGCTGCTATAGCTTTTCTAGATATAGAAAAAGTAGCTGAAGCTGAAGTGTCTGTAACTTGCACTGATAAATTTACTGGAGCACCACTGGCGTTATCTACCTGTATTTGTTTTACAATAAAAGTAGCACTAGTTGGGCAAGATAACACAGATGTCGTTCCTGTACTATCTAAATTAATTCCTTGATTTTTGTATTGTATTGTCATGATAAAAAATAGTTAAATGTATCGTTATCATTTTTTATATCATTCTCATATGAAAAATTCAATTGAGATTGTAAAGTTCTTAAGGCTTGTTGAATTTGTCGTTGATCTTCAACAGTGTACTCATTCTTTGGTTCGGGTATTTGTATATTTATTTTTGCCATTATCTTCTACCATCTACTCTAACATCAAATCTAAACGTGCCATACCTCCAGCTTTCATCAAGACTTTCGTTCTCTATTTGCACTGCAGCTAACCTTGCTCTAGCTCTTGTATTAATTTTAGTGGTTGAGCTACTAACAGTGAAAGGTCCTAGAGGACTTGAAGCTGCAGTCGATCCCTGTGGAAACTCATTTAAAAATATAGTAACTTTTGCATTACCACTAATTCTTTTAAAGTCAGGCAAAAATCTACTTATGCTCATTAAGAACTCACCATCACCTGGAACTCCAGCATTACCATTTAAATCAAATTCTCCTGATTTAATAAACGAAGTAATTGCGGTTGCTGTTCCGTCTGCATTAGCTTGATTTACACCAACTTCATGTGCGTAATATAAAGACGCACCGTTTGATACACCATTTACGACTGGGAATGTTGGCGTGTCTCCTGAATTAAAATCTGTGGCGTAAGGTTTTTCATATACAGTAGATCCTATCCATGTTGTTCTGTCTAATGTTCCTGTAGTCCAAACATTTTCAGCAAAGTTGTAAGTTACTACTCTATCTATAGCTTGTGAACCTGATGTTGGATAAAACCAATTTATTTCTGAATATAATTCATTAATCCCTCCAAAGACTAATTGACCAGAGTTGTAATTAATTCCTGGGTTGTTACCATCTGTTGTGAATACAAAATCTTCTACTAAACATGGTAATGATTTTACTGTACCATCATACACATAAAAGCCACCAGTTTTACCCATCCAATATACAGCACCATTTGCAAAGACTCCCGCATGTTGACCTAGTAGACCGTTATTTGAACCTACCTTTCTGATAGAAAATGTAAACGGAGGTCCAACAAATTGCATTTCATATGCAGCAGTATCGGTTAAAACTAAAATATAATCTTTACCTTTAAAAGCTCCCACAATTCTAGTTCCATCATCTAACCTAAATGTTCCTGCGGTGTTCGTTGATGTGGGTGCATAATCACTTGTGCTCTCTTGATCAGAGAATCTAATAAACATTTTATCTTGCGTGGAAGGTGTTCCAATAGTGGTTTCTGTTCCTAAATGAAATAAATGTCTATCTCTATCTGACACTAGTGTCATAACAGATCTTGTTGGCATACCAGTGCCTATTACTGCTCTAGTTTGTAACGCATTTGAATCAAGGGGATTCCAGGTAAAAGTTCTGCCATTGTGAATTGTAGCAATCAATACGTTACCAAAATTATCTAATGACCAGTTAGCAGGTTCAATTGTTACCGTGCTTGAAGCAGAAGCATCTCCCCATCCAACAAATTCTGTTATGTCAGTCACCGTAGATCCGTTAGTGTGCTCTGCTGCTGTGGTTCCATTGATACCACGAGTGATACCACTAATCGTGTTTGTGCCAGTGGTGTTAGTTGTGTAGCTCATGTCTTCAGAGCCAATACGCAATTTACCGTTGGTTAGAGGTAAGTTTGCTGTGCTTGTAAGCACGACAGTGTTTGCACCCACTAACATGTTACCACCGTTGTTAATTGTTGTAGTTGTGGCTGCGATTGATCGCCCTCCGAAAAGATAAGTACCCCAACCGTATCCATAAGTTTGGTTTAAGGGTCCTACTGGCTCGTAAGGATTTACATCTAAAGTTCCGTTTGTAGTTACACCTGATTTAGTCTCAGCTGTAGGCATTGTTATCGTGAAAGTAGTAGTGGTTGGAACAGATTGAACCTCAAAAAGTTTGTCATCAAAATCAGAAGCTGTGAAAACTGTGTTAGCTGAAGTAAAAGATCCAGCGTTTGCGAAAGTTGTAATCTCACCTACTTCTAAATTATGTGAACCTGATGTTGTAATAGTAACGGTTGTTTGTCCGTTGGTCGTTGTTATACTAGCACCTGTCTGAAAATTGTCAGTCTCTAAAGGAGTGATATCGTAAAAAGCACCCTCATAATAAATTATTAAAACTTTGTCAGTGCCTATCGCAGCATATCTTTTACCATCAGTGTCGGCCCAAACATGTTGTCCTCTAGCAGCACCAACTATTTTATCATCTACTAATGCTTCCCAGCCACCTATTTTTTCAGGTTCTCCATATCTAAAACGAACATTGTCTCCATCGACCCAACGACCCTCTGCGTCTGATGGTGTAGATTGTTTATCGAATCCTGGTGCTATTCTTACTTTTGCTAAAGCCATGCAAAGATTATAACATTATAAAGTTATGATTTAAATGTATCGAAAACCCTTATTTTTTAATGTCTTTCTCTTCTAGCTTTTGGATGTTGTTTAGATTCCAGTCCATAATAATTTGTAAAAGACCGTTTCCAAAACTTTGTAGGCCTGCTGGTGTAAGAGTCAATTTTCTGTGTCTTATAATTGTCCAAACTTCTCTCCAGCTAAATTTTATTTCAGCATTGCCTGATCTTGTATGATGTATTATCTTCATTGTTTTAATGTTCCTAACATAACTCTTTTATCCTTAAACCACTCTCTGTGTGGGCCGTTCTTATTCACGTAGTGTATAAAAACTTGAGAGTGCCAATCACCTTTAAACTCTTCTCTCCAATGTTCTAAGTCACAACCTTTATATATCACAGCATCTCCATCTTCAAGCTCCATTTCCGCACCTGCCATAAATATAGGCCACTTAACTCCACAAGAACTTATTTTTACTGTAACACTATATTCACAAGATGGTCTATCTGTATGTTTTTTTAAATCTGCCCCATAACTGTACATCCTCCAAAAAGTATAAGTGGGTAATAATTTTAATCCAGTTTCTCTCTCCATCAAATCTTTTTTAGTTATTAATAAAGAGTCAGTTACAGGATCTCCGTAAAACATAGTATCTCCTTGATCACTTTGTGCCATGTCAAAACTATCAAAATTAGTTCTATGTTTAAGTCTTGTGTAATGAGTTAGTAATTCTCTTTCTTCTTTAGTAAGAAAATTTTTGATTAATTTATATCCGTTTTTCATTGCATCCATGATACTACTGAATATCTCACTCCTTTAGTTAATGGTTCTACTGCATGAGGGAACATAAAATTGCTTGGCCATATAACTAAATTTCCTGGCTTAGTCTCCATCTTTACAACTTCATCATCTACATTGAAACATAGAGTACCTCCCTCATAATCATTGTTAAGCATTAATATAGAACTATATTTTCTATTCATGCCGTGACCATCATCAACATGAAATTTATAATGACCCCCAACTCCATATCTTAATGCCTGCATATCAAAAATACCTGCTCTTCGAATATCAGGAAATTCTGTAATATATTTATTCATTTGTTTAATTATTAAATGATTTAAAAAATTAGCCCAATGAACGTTGCTTAAAGAGTCGTGTTGGTTACTTAAACCTAAAATTTTTACATCTCTGATTTCTTTTTTAACTGTATCCTGTTTATCACCCACTACAGCTCCATCCACAAATTGTTGTTCTGCGAAAGTTTTATTTAAATACTGTATAAATTTAGAAATTATTTTTGGATCAGGTATAGCCTGGTAAGATTTAATAAATTTTTTAAGAGACATGAAATCTTTTTATTATAAAAAAAGATAAGTGTAAACTATTAACTAATAAATTGATCGTCAAAAAACTCTGAAGATTCGTTGTCTACCCAATATTTAGCAAAATTTACAGTTAGAGGGAAAGTAATACTAGACTTATCTACATTCATTAAACCTGATTTGAAAGCTTGTAATCTAGTTTTTAAACTATCTAATCCTTCTCTTTTAAGATCACTATCTTTAGAATCTAATATGTTAGAAACTTTTTCTAGATACATATTTTTCATTGAATCAAAATCATCAGAAGACATACTTATAGAAACAGTTCCATCATTTCCATCATGATTTTCTACATCTTCAAGAACCACAGAATCTCCAACTAATTGTGCTGTTTTTTCTTTAGTAAGTAAACTATTGTACTCGTCTTCACTAATAGTTTTTAGTCTTCCATCAGCTTTAATATCTTCTAAATCACCTCTATGAAGTTTAAGATCACTTTCTTCTTTAGCGATATATACTGGGTTGTTTCTTATGTTAAAAAGTATTACGGCCATTAGCTTAATTTATTCTCAAATATTAATAAGGCACCTGGAGAGCCTTGGTTGTTTTGTGTGCCAGGATTAGGACCTAATGGTGTTCCACCTACTCCGTAAAGTTTAGATGTATTACCACTTCCTGGGTGATTTGGATCAACAGGAAACATAGCTTGATATGCAACAAGAATTGAAGCATCTCTACTTGGCACTCTTGATGGTGCATTAGGTTGTGGATTGAAACCTGCTTTGTTAGAGCTTGAAAGATTTATTAATAATCCTGGGCCCGAAGCGTCTCCTGGGTTTCCTCCTAAAGGTCTAGCTGCTTGCTCTACTGGGTTTTTGTTAGGACCTGGAACAGAAGCTGAAGCTTCTCCGCCCGTGCAAGTAAGCACTGCTGGGCTTCCAAAAGTAGTATCTGCGCCAGCATTTCCTGAACCGTTAGTAGAACCTGAACCTCCTGCTCCTATTGAGAATGGAGCTGTAAAAGGTGACGGAGCTGGTGAAGTTATTGGTGTAGTAAATATTCCAACACCTCCTGTTCCTCCTGGGCCTCCAATTTGGTGACCTGATATGGCAGCGCCTGATGCACCACCTCCACAAGCATAAATTAATAATTTAGTTGTGCCTGGTTGAGCAGTAAAAGTTCCGCTTGATGGTCCCTCTCTCATGAAAGTTGCAACCATGTCGGCTTCGCCTGCAGATCCTGTCGATGCCGCAGTTAATCTTCCGTCTTCATCAACTGTAATATTGGCTGTCGTGTAAGACCCTGCAGTTACAGCAGTTGATTGCAACTGGCTTGGTCCAACCGAGTTTGCAGCCATTTTTGTTAATGTTACGTTTGATTGTAAAATTTGTGCAGTACCAATTGCGTTTGGTGCCATTTTGTTTTGTGTTACATTTGATTGTAAAATTCCAGCGGTAATTACTGCGTTGTTTGAAATTTTCGCAGCAGTGATTGCATCATCAGCTACTTGAAGTGTTCCAATTGTACCACCTAAAGTATCCAAAGATATTTCTTTTAAATTTGTTCCATCAGAATAAGCCGCATAAATTCTTGCAGCGTCTAAAGTAAATCCAGATCCTGAAGCAGTTTTAATTGTTAAGTTTTCAGGATTAGTTAATCCAGTTGCATCAAAGATATAAAATTTTTCTATACTATCAGGTATAGTACAAATAGTGCTTGCTGCGATTGTAGCAGTAGCGAATTTGATAACCATGTTTCTTGCATTTGATAATGCTGCATTAGACATTACTAATGCTAATGTACCACCACTTGATAGTGTAACTTGTTCAAAACCTGCAATAGCTTGTTGTACTAGATTTAAATTGGTATTAGTTTTATCACCCCATGTACCAGCGTTTTCACCAGTTACCATTAATTCTAGTTTTAAATCTGTAGAAAAACTTGATGCCATATATCTCCTATTTTAACAAAATTAGGCCGCTCTATCAACCTCAGTCCAAATATTATTTACACCAGGATCGATCTCTGCCCATGCGGTTACATTAACTGAGCCAAGATTTGCTGTCAACCCTATACCTGAAACATCAATATTTGCAGTTCCTGTAGGCACCACAGATCCCACAGAACCAGTTAAACTAAATCCAGTGATACCTACTAGTTGTTCAGGTAATGATCCAACTGATCCTATGGATGATGTTACGGCTTGACCTGTAGCAGGCTCTACTGTGCTTTGTACTAAACTAATTGAACCTAAAGTTAAAGAAGCTGATATGCCTGTTACAGGAACCTCTAATTTTAATCCAGCCACTGTATTTCCAACAGAACCTGTTAATAATCCTGCTGTTGCAGGAGATTCTACTGTAGACTGAACTAAACTTTGTGATCCTTGTGAAAGAGTCATTGCATCTTCACCAACAAAGACGAAAATACTTGAGTCTATTTGAATTGCATTTAGACCTTGAGTAATTGTTAATAAATCTAATCCTGAAACAGAAACAGATACGTCTGTTTTAGGACTTACAGCATTTATAGATGATGTTAAAGCTTGGCCTTGTGCTTGTGCTGAGAATGTATCACCCCAAGCTCGGTTACCCCAACCGCCTCGGCCCCAACCTTGTTCTACTAAACCTTCTGCAACAACCGATCCAATACCTGTAGATAATTGTTGGCCTTCCCCAATAACAGTTCCAAATATTCCCCAAGAAGCAGTGCCCCATGATGGTCTTCCCCAACCTTGTAATGATCCTGAAAATTCTACTGAGCCAATATTAGATGATAATGATATTCCAGTTACCGCAGCTCCTGAACTAGCTACATCTCCCCATGTACCTAAGTTCCATGCCTGTCCTCCCCATCCTATGCCTATTTCAGCATCAACGGTTACAGAAGCACTTGATAATGTTGTCCCGTTAAAAATATTCCAAGAGCCATTACCCCAAGAGCTTTGGCCCCAGGTTGATATAGAACCAGGTGATGATACATTTACTGTTATGTCCGCCACCTGGCCCTCCCTTTAAATTATGCGATTCTCAATATTGCTGCACTCGTTGTAAATGCTGGGAACTGAATAGTGAAAGTTCCTGAAGTTGCAGTTTTGTCACCGCCAAAATCTAATACCGCTACAGCTTTATCGCCATTAGTGTCATTATAAATTAATGCACCTCTTGCAGTTAAAGTTACACCAACAAAAGACAGGTCAGCAAAGTCTGTGATAGCTGTGTTTGTAGCTAAAGACGTACCTGCATTTACAAGTGCTTTACCACCTGATGAGTAACCACCTGACGGTGAACTTACTTGACCTCCAGTTGTAAAAGATGTTGTCGATTTTCCTAAAGCAGCCGAGTTAGTATACATCGCTAGTTTGAATGAATTACCACCTGGGTTACTAAAGTTGTGTGTGCCTTCTAATAATTCTTTTTTAAAAGAATTACAAATTGCGTTAGTTGTTATTGCCATTTTATCTCCTTATAAATTTATGGTGACGGTGAAGTTATTTTAATTCGAGGAACTCCACTGTCGTATTCTCCTCTTCTTCGTCTACCCATTTGCTGTAGACCAAAAGCTTGTATGCTTTGATTATACCTGTCAGAATACAATTTGTATAGATCTTCAGGTCCTTTTAAAAATCCAAAACATTCTCGTAAAACTCCATATAGTAGCATGGCTTCTTGATGCTCAGATAAAAAGGTATTTGTTGAGCTGTCAAAATGAGGTGGATCTTTAATATAGTTTATTTGCACCTCAAAAGCAGCATTAGGAGTAGGCGCTAACAGAATATTTGTCTCGTCCCAATTGGCAAAATATTTTGGTGTGCCTGTAACTGTCTCATTTGGAGCAAATTCAGATATAAAACTTGTGTCTTTTTTTTCTAAAAAATCTCTTATGTTCGAACTTATTATTTGAACAGATCTAAGAATTAAAAGGTCTGAGGGCATAGATACATATCTATTTCCACTAGTAGTGTTTGAGGTTGCGTATTTTCGCAAATCATCATAATCAACTTGACCAGCAATATCTAACTCTACATTTCTTATAAATTGATCCAAAAGACTGTCTGATAAAACATTACTATCTACTTCAGTGTAGTTTCTTACTTGGGTTAAAAATGCAGAATGTGTAATTGCCATTATGATATACTCACTGTTACTGATCCTATATCTGCAGATGCTTCTCTTCTTCTGTTCTGTAAAGATGGATCTCTTGGTTGCATGGTTTGTAAAGATGTAGTTATACCATTACTTGTGACTTCAGTTTCAAAGGTTTCAAAAGCAAAGTCTCCAGGTAAAGTAAGATTAGCCACTCCAACTGAAGTGCCTCCTGAATCAGCTAAAGTATTGTCATTAGATGCAACAGTTTTTGGTTGTTGAAATCTCATAGGTCTAACTTTTTGTAAAGCAATGGCATCAGCGGTTACTCTTTTTCTTCTTATTTGCGGATGCTTCTCTTCGTATTCAGAAATGTGTACAAAAGAGCCATTCCATTCAGTAACCATTTCTTGATATGGAAAAGCTTGTCCACTTCTATCTGATATTGCCTGTGATCTATTTCCGTTTGCGTATTTAGCCATTATGATACATTTGGAAAGTACGACTGAGGTGAGATATATAATGATGTTCTCTGTCCGTCTTCTTCCAAAGCCCTTTTTATTTCATCTTCATAAATTAATTTCATTGCCTGTATTCTCTCAGGTGCTTTTTTCATTGCTAAATAATAAGCAAGACCAGCACACATACATGGTAAAAATCTATAAACAACATCAGCTTGCTGACCATTATAAGCCGTAGCATCTTGTATTCTATTGATGCTATAAAATTTTAAAGTTGTATATGTTGAAGCATCAGGTGCTTGATACAAAAGTATTTGTGGTGTTGTTTGTCTATCAACGAAATATTGTGATGGTTGACCTGTAGCTAATTTATTAGGTAAAGCTGCATAAGCAGATCTATCTATTTTAGTTAGTGACACGTCTTGTGTATTAGCATTGTCAGAGGCCAAAGCAGTAGTAGATATGTAAGCTTCTAATACATCACTGACTGCAGCGTCAACAGCATATTGAGCTGTTCCTGCTACTAAGGATATTTCATTTAAGGATACTTTCCAAAGATGTACTCCTCTATTACCCCAGTCAGAAAATAATAAGTTTAGAGATCTTCTTGCAGTTTTTAAATCATAACCACCCATAGCTCTTTGACCACATCTTTCATATGCTTCATTGATTATGTCATCTATATTTAAATCAAATGATGATTGACCTGATGTTGCCATAATTAAAACCTTTTCCTTATTTTAAATCCGCCTTTGCCTTTAGAAGATATGCCTATATCTAACTCCACATTGTTTTTATAAATTTTATTATAATTTAAGTTTGGATCTATGTCGACTTTAGTGTCTTCTACAGCAGTTATTATATTATCTCCATATTCTGTTTTAGGCATGTCAAAAGTAAATAAATTTACTTTAAATTTTCCTTTATTTATTCGCGGTTTTTTTACATCACCACCAATGTCTCTTTTTAAAATAGTTTTAACATTCGTAGGTTTACCACCTACACCTTGTGCTTTACTTCTTTTTCTTGCAACGGCACTCCGTCTTTGGGATTCTGTCATGCTTGCTGCTTTGGCAGCAGGGACGCACTTTGGATATTTTCTTTTTGATCCACTTGCAGATTTTCTTCCACATTTTTTAAATCCTCCACCTTTTTTCTTT